TTCCTTGTACTAATGTTGCGGAACATGAAGACGATTTCATACTGGATTCCACAGAGTATTTAAACATATCACGAAAAAGTGATATAGTAGGAATAGTNCACAGTCACCCTGATGCAAGTTGTGACCCNAGCGAGTCAGACATAAAGCACTGTAATGCTATAGGANTTCCTTACTACATATTTAGTTATCCTNGTATGGATGTTCACNTACAACAGCCTGANAAAGAATCTAAACCTCTTTANGGTAGNGANTATGANTTTGGNGTNTCTGATTGNTTNGAAGCAATGAGAGACTATCTAGCTTCACAAAATATAGANATACCTTCTCGTGCNGCTTTCGAAGACGATTGGTGGGAGAAGAAANTAGANTACTTTACAGACGAAATAATTCAAGATTATGGGTATAAGCCCGTAGAAGGAAATATGGAAAAGAACGATGTTATTATATTCACAGTAAATGCCTCTGTAGGTAATCACTGTGGAGTTTATTTAGGGGAAGATATTTTTTATCACCACGCAGACAAAAGATTATCATGCAGAGAAAATCTGTATCCATTTTGGAAAAAGTACATAACAGGAGTGTATCGCCATGATGCGTAACGTATATTTACAAGGAGAACTAGGCGAACAGTTTGGTTCTGTTTTTAGAATAAATGCGACTAATTATACTGAAGTATTCAAATGCATTAATGCGAATAGACCCGATTTTTTGGCTTATGTCAGAGAATGCCATGAAAATGATGTAAGCTTTGCTGTAGATACTGCGGGCGAGCAAGCAGGTGAAGAGGATCTTTTAGTGCCTTTGAAAGAGGGGGACGTAACTATAGCAATTGTTCCTGCAGGATCTAAATCTGCATTCGGAAAGATACTTGCAGCTATTGCTATAGTAGCTGTTATGTTTATGTTTCCAGCAGTTTTTGGTACGACAACTTTTGGAGCAGGAGGCATGGGACCAGGATTTGCATCTTTAGCAAACGGTCTCAGTGCAGTTGGTATGGCAACAGCGGCAGTTGCACTAAATCTAGCAATGGCAGGCATTAGTCAAATGATGGCTCCAGATCCTTCTGTAGACGGAGAAGGTCCGGAAAACTATGCTTTCAATGGAAATGCTCAAAACATGCAGGAAGGCGATCCTATTCCCATACTCTACGGGAGACTAAGAGTACCAGGCAGACCTATAAGTATAAATATTCAGAACGCATCAGGGTATAGAAGAAATACAGGGGCTATTTTTGGAGGAGACGGATCAATAACAACCACCTCTAGTAATACAATATCACATCATAAAAAGACAGGCTCTAAAAAAGCCCACGAACGGTAGGAGATAAAAATGAGACATGGCGGAAATGGCGGTGGTGGTGCCGGCACAGGTAACAGTGGTAATTCCAATCCAGGAGGTACAGGCACATCTAGCAATAATGCTGCTACAATTAGTACAAGCGCTAGCGATGCGCAGCTTGTTTCTATTACAGATGTTATTTCAGAAGGCCCCATACTAGGTTTAGTAGACGGTTCGGCTTCTGTATTCCTGAATAATGACAGAATTCACGAAGTATCTGCGGCAGGGCAACGTGTATCTCATGGCCCTATGACTATCACTCTTACTAATGGGTCTACTTCAGCAACAATTAATAATGCAACTTCTACCACTCCCTTGACTGCAAATGCCTCGCTAGGAGCACAACTATTAATACGAGGAGGAAATTTAACAGAAACAAGTGTAACAAGTAGTTATGATACTAGACATAAAGTAAGTTTATCTACTTCTTCAAGTACTTTTACTCAAACTATGGTTACCGCAGTTGGTCAACGAGCAAGACCAGATAGTTTAGTTCCTGGGCGCATTAAACCGACGGGTAGCAGTACTACTCCTGACGGCCTTCCTATAGAAGGTTTTATATGGCGTAGAGTTAGCGGTACCGAGGCTCTTTGGAGATCAGGTGCTTTCGGTGATTATAACGATTTCAGGCTCGATGACGCAACGTACAAGCTAGAACTAGATAAAATAGTAAATATAAATGCAGGAGGTATTAATGGCTCCTCTATAACACTTGCAAGTGCTTGGGACGGAATATCGGGGACATATAGCTGGGATAAAATAAGTGTAGTTAATATGGATATTTCTGAGGTAGGCAGTAGAGCTTCTCAGCGAGTACAAGGTGGTACTGTTAATTTCAGACCAGGCACATTAAACCAAACTCCCATGCGCAGCGGTGGCGAAACTGCAATTAGTAGAACTATTGGCGAACAAATGGAGGTGGGAACTGCTCGATTTTTAGTGGGCAGTGGTAACTGCGGTCTCACAGAAGCTCAGCTTCTAGAAGTGGACAAACTAAGATGGCGTATTACTTATCCTGCAGGATTTAAAGCAATCAGCGGTAAAGGCAATGATAAAACTACTTACATAAGGTATAGAATAAGTATAGCAATAAAAGAGGAAGGAGACTCTGATTTCGGAGGTTTTACTATTATTAGAAATCCTCTAACTCATAGTGGTAACTATACTAACTCTAAAACTTTTGAAAGCGACTTAAATCTTGAAAGATTTCGCCCTTTCACAGACTTCAAACTAAAATTAGAAAGACTAGATACAGATGACGACCCCGGTTTTAAATCTGTAGGACAAACTTACAAAGACTGGACAAATGTTACTGCAGGTAGTCTTACAGGCGTGACTTCTATTCTAAATGAAAAACTTAACCATCCTTATACTGCTATGGCTGATGTTTCTTTTAGCACGAAGCAGTATCAAGGTATACCTCAAAGAACTTATGATCTATACGGTAAAATGGTTAGAGTGCCTTCAAACTATGTTACAAGAGAAGAAGCAACCAATGGAGTAGCTTCTTATAATAGAAATACAAGTACTGGAGTCATTACTAGCAATTACCAAGACTGGGACGGGGATTTTCGAGATGAATTAGTTTATAGTAACAACCCTGCTTGGATTTACTATGACATTCTTACTAATAATAGATACGGTTTGGGTTCCTTCATTAAAGAAGTGGATATAGATAAGTATGCTCTTTACCGCGTTGCAAGATATTGTGACGGCTTAGTTCCCGATGGAAAAGGAGGACTAGAGCCTAGGTTTACATTAAATACCTACTTGACAAAAGGGGCAAATAGTTATAAAGTTCTCAAAGACTTAGCAACTAACTTTTTAGGTTTGCTTTACTACTTAGATGGACAGCTTTATACCTCTCTTGATGCTCCAGCAGCTCCGGTCTATACATTCAATAAAACTAATGTAATAGATGGTACATTTAGCTACGAGAGTTCTTCGGAGAAAACTAGAAGCAATCAAATTATTGTAAACTGGAATGACCCAACAAAAGACTATAAGATGGAGCCTTTAATCGTTGAAGATGAGCGAAATATAGTCAATACAGGCAGAATTATATCTGAAACTGCAGTTGCTTTCGGCTGTACTTCAGAAGGGCAAGCTACAAGATACGGTAAATGGAAACTATGGACAGCAGCAAATCAGAAAGAGATAGCTACTTTTTCAGCAAGCCTAGAAGGTGCATTTGTAGCTCCTGGCGATATAATCAATATCCAAGATGCGGATAGATATGCTGTAAGACTGGGCGGACGAGTTTCAAATACAGGAACTCTTAGCACTACTACTATACCTTTAGACTCTACTGTTCTTTTGAATTCAGGATCTACATATACTTTAAGCTTGGTTTATCCTAAGCCTGCTGCATTCACTAGAGAAGCTGTTACTATAAGCGGAGTTAGTTATGAAGCAGGAGATTTAATACATCAAGCGTATGTTGATGGCTCTTTAACAGTAATTGATACTAAAGAAAAGTCTGTAAACGCTAAAGTATCTGCATCTTCCGGAGCCGAACCTTTAACACTTGACTTCAATGCCAATCTACGAACAGAAACAAAAGATATAACTTCTAGTCAAATTGGAAGTTCTGTAACTTCTATCACTGTGACCTCTGCATTTACAGAGGCTCCTACTAGAGAATCCTTGTGGGTTCTTCAAGAGACAAAAACTGGATTACAGGTAAAAGGGTCTAAAAAAGAATACAAAGTTTTATCTATCTCTGAAAACTCTGGCAATGTCTACGATATAACGTGTATTGAACATTATGACAGCAAGTGGACTTCTGTAGAAGAAGATTTTACTACATACATACAAGGAGATTTAGAGCCCTCTCTACTAAGCACAGATGTTGTTCCGCCTGTCGAAAACTTGATAGCAAGAAGTCACGGCAGAGATAATGGTACAGCCCATGAAACCTTACTTGTTTCTTGGGATCCACCAGGGGCAGGACAAGCTTACGTTAGAAACAGTACCGGAGGTAGACATAATCAAACGGTTAGTCAAGAATACGAATACTTACTTGGATATATCGTAGAACACAATTT